CTTCGCACTCCTGTTCGTAACGCTTGATTATTTGTAACACAAATTAGATGATTTATTATACCATACTTCTCCCCAAAAATCAATGCCCCGACAACCACGAAAAAGCACCCTGCCATAGCAGAGTGCCGAAAAAATAATTTTTACCCTTTAATCTCAATCTTTATCCCCGACTTGAACAGGAAGTCCAAATGGTCATCAAATACTGTGATTTTTTGGGTCAGCTTGCGAACCAACTGCTCATCGTAGGCGGTGACACGTTTTGGCTGCGATTTCAAGTATTCAATCATCTCTTCTATACGTTCTTTGCCTGCGTTATAATTCACATTATTCGCTACCTGCTCTTCCTTTTCTCTTTGCAAAGCGTATATCTTATCGACCACCTTGGAATAATCCTCTGACGCAGTGGTTAGCTTTACAAGAAGTGTTTGTTGTTTTTCGATTTGACTCTCGATACGTTTCAGTTCCTCGCTGTGAGCATTACCGAGCACTTCGGAGATGTTAGTTTCCAGCACCTTTATGGCTCTTTGCTTTCCGCCAAGTACCTTATTGATTGCCTCAAGCACCAAGTTTTGAAGTTGCACCTCTGTGAGCGTTCGTGCTGGACATTCTACCCCCGGTGCGCTAAGCCTAGTCACGCACCGCCAAACAATCTGCTTTTTGCCACGATTATTCCAATGGGTTCTACGATACATATCGTTGCAATGTCCGCAAAAAACAACGCTCGATAGAGCATATTTACTACTATAGACTCGCTTTTTGCCGTCCATTCCACTTCGAATATTCGCTCTGCGTTTTATCTCTTCCTGAACTCTTGCAAATAGTTCTCTTGGAATAATCGCTTCATGGTCGTTGTTCACGTAATACTGGGGAACAGTGCCGTCATTTGCAACTCGCTTTTTTGTAAGGCAATCCACTGTATAAGTCTTTTGCAAAAGTGCATCGCCCATGTATTTTTCATTGGTGAGAATCTTTCGGAGTGTGCTTGAGTGCCACTTTGGGTTGCCTGCCGCTGTCAAGATTCCATCGGATTCAAGTCCTGACGATATTTCCTTATAATTTGCCCCATCAAGATATTCACGATAAATGCGTTTGACAATCTCTGCTTCTTCTGGAACAATCACAAGATTTTTATTCTCGTCCTTTGTATAGCCTAAAAAGCGATTATGATTCACCTGCACAATGCCTTGTTGGTAGCGAAACTGAATCCCTAGCTTAACATTTTGCGATAAAGACTCGCTCTCTTGTTGAGCAAGGGAAGCCATGATGGTAAGCAGAACCTCGCCTTTAGAATCCATCGTGTTGATATTTTCTTTCTCGAAAAACACCGCAATATTTAACGCTTTCAGTTGCCTGATATATTTTAAGCAGTCAATCGTGTTTCTTGCAAAACGACTGATTGATTTTGTGATAATCATATCTATATTTCCGATTTTGCATTCTTCTATCATGCGATTGAACTCATCTCGCTTTTTGGTATTCGTGCCAGAAATACCATCATCGGCAAATATACCTGCAAGCACCCATTCAGGGTTATTTTGAATAAATAGCGTGTAATGCTCAATCTGTGCTTCATAGCTACTTGCTTGCTCATCGCTGTCAGTTGAAACACGGCAATAGGCAGCCACTCTTAATTTTATTTTTTCTTCCGTCTTGGTTTCTTCCACTTTCCGATTTAACCTCGGTGGAAAGATTGTTACACTTTTTTCTCCCATCAAAACCACTCGCTTTCTATCATGCTGTAGGCATATTCAGCTTGCTTGAATGGATCATCAAACATAATCTCCCGTGACCTAAAACTAAACTTGGTAGGTGCTAGTATCGGCAAATCTTCTGTGGCTTCATGAACTCTCCCAAGTTTAACCGCACGATGTTCTCGCTCTAGCTGTGCCTTTTGAAAAGTTTCCTCATCAATAATGGCAGGATAATATTCTGTACCCATATATTTTTGGTTTTTTAGCATTCTGCCTGCACTACCGTGAAATGTATCAATTCCTGCTTCAAGGGCGGCTGTTCTTAGTGTCATTCCGCAGATATAACCATCAAATAGTTTTTGCACCCGAGCGGCCTTCTCCTTGTCGATATAAGCTTTCCCATTTTTAATTGTATAGCCAAATAACGTAGTTCTCATCAAACCACCATCCTTTCCCTGAGCGTAATTCCACAGTTTAATCTAAATCCAACCTCGCCCCTAGAGAATATAATCACACCATTTACAAACCTTTTGAAAATCTCCTCGTCATAGATTGTTTTCATTTCGGATTTTGAGCAGTGTGCAAAAAGGTCTCTTGCTGCTGAGAGGTAGGTAACTCCTCGGTTTTGATTATGCAAATAATCTTCTCTCATTTGAGCCAAGGTTCGCAGTTCCTGTTCAATGTCTGCCATACTTCGGCTGAAAATATCCTGACTGAGCAAATTCTTATGAAAATGTTCACGCAGAAGTTTTTCACGCTCCTTGATTGCGTTATGTTGCTTTTCAAAATCGCTCTGCTTTTCGGTATTCATATAATTCAAATCTTCGTCTAAGCCCTCAAGTAAAGGGGTTAGAACTTCCTTATAGCCAAAGGTCAGCTTGTTCATCATTGTCGTAAATGCGGCTTTGATTGCATCATCTCTGACATAGAGCATGGAGCACTTGGTCTTATCATCAAGGTGTGTCCCACAAGTCCAAGCAATATATTCTTTTCTGCCTGTGTAGTGGGTTCTGCGTTTCATAATTGCTCCGCATTCGCCACATTTTAATATTCCAGAGAAGGCATAGCGCCTGTTGTATTTCTGCGTACTTCTACTAATGTTCTTCTCATCGGCTCTGCGTCTAATCTCTTGCCCTGCTAATTCAAAAATCTCATGGCTGATAATCGGTTCGTGATGATTCCTGCAGTAATACTGCTGTTCCTCTCCGTTGTTGGTGTGGCGAGTAAAACGATCATCTGTATAAGTCTTTTGAAAAATGGCATCGCCTGTGTACTTCTCATTTTTGAGCATTCCACGAATGGTTGTACTATTCCACTTGCCGCCTTTCTTGCTTTTAATTCCTTCCTCTGTCAACTCTCTAGCAATTTGCGATGAGCCTTTTCCATTAATGGTGTCATTGAAAATTCGTTTGACAACCTCTGCCTCTTCTGGAACAATCCTCATTTCACCACTATCGTTGATGTAACCGTAAGGCGGATAGCTGATTACATAAGTGCCTTGTTCAAATCGCTTCTGAATTGACCACTTATTATTCTTTGAAATGGAATGGGATTCTTCCTCCGCCATGCTACTGAGAATAGAAAGAATTAGTTCGCTCTCCATCGTCATGGTATTTAAGTTCTCTTTTTCAAAATACACAAAAACTCCATGTTCGATTAAAAAGCGTACCATTTCAAGGCAATCCACTGTGTTTCTAGAAAATCGACTGATGGACTTCGTGATGACCAAATCAATCTCTTTTCTTTCACAGGCATCAAGCATCTTCAATAGTTGCTTTCGTCTTTCTATCTTTGTTCCAGACTTGCCTTCATCGTAATACAATCCTGCATACTGCCACGCAGGATTGCTTTTGATATAAGTTTGATAGTGTGTTTTTTGAGCTTCTAGGCTTTCGAGTTGCTCATCGCTATCTGTAGAAACACGACAATATGCAGCGACCTTTAGTTTTTTATTATCGTTTGACGATTCGCCGCCGATTTTTGTAACTTTTGCCACCTTAAACACCTCCCTTCGTTAGTGTGACATATTACCGCCAAACTCCTGATATATCAAGCGTTTGTGGGCATTATTGATGTCAATTCAGGAGAGAATATCTCAAGATTTAAAACCGTGATTTTGTCTAGTTCTGACAAAGAAATCAACCCCTTTTGAGCCATATCTCTTAGCATTTGCTGTGCTACGATATAGTCAAATTCATTTTGTAATTGCTCCCTCGTTATGATGAGTGGCTCATCATCTAAATGTGCCAGTTTTTTAATATCGACCGCCATAATGTCAACCTCCATTTCCGAGTTGTAACCTCTAATAGTGAAAGGACATTAAGGAGTACTTTAAGAACCAAAAAACGAAAATTTGCGTCTATTCAATTCACGGCAAAAAAATAATGCCTGCTCACACTCCGAAGAATGCAAGCAGGCTTATACTTAATTAGGAATCTTCAATTTTTGACCGCTGTAAATGACATTAGAGGTAAGTCCGTTCAGTTTCACAATCTCTGTGTATCTCGTTCCATTGCTAAGTAATTTCTGTGCGATGCCCCAAAGAGAATCGCCTTTGACAACGGTGTATTCTTTGTAAGTAGCAGCGGTAGGATAAATCTTTGTGCCGCTTTCATCAAATACAAAGTAACCATCATTTTTATCTGCTTGTGCTTTTGCATTGCTTAACACCTTATACGCACCAATCTGTGATTTCTTATCGTTCCAAGACTTGCGAACACGATAATAACCTGACGATGGTTTGTCCGCAGGTGATGCAGAAGTATCATTAGACATTTTCGCTTTCACATCTTTACGGAAAGTGTCCATCGTGTAAGACATACCAAGCTGTTGCCATAAATGTTCTGGGTCACCATGATTTGATGCAATTCCTCGTTTGTAACCCTCTGCATGAGAGATGATTACTCCATCAGCCAACGGATCAAGATTAAACTTTTGACAAAGGTAAGAAAAAAGTTCCACTGCTGAGTTATAAGTTCTTGTTGCCACAGCCTTTGCAGTCGCTGTATCAGAGCAAGTAAATGTAGCACCACCAGTATATTTAATACAAACAGGTTCACACATCTCAATTCCGATATGCGTGTTATTGGAATCACCACCGCCATGCCAACCACGATGATTCCAAGGTAAGGTCTGATAGATGATGCCGTCATTACCATCAATAAATCCATGAACACAGGCACGGTCATAACTAGCCCTATTCCAACTGTTGATAAATACTGAGGCTTTTGGCTGCGGGCAACCTACCGAGTGGAGCATTAATCCTTTTACCGTTATGGTTCGACCTGCCGTATAGCATGGATTTTTCGTTAAAATGCTTTCTACGATTTTCATGAATTGTTTCCTCCTTTGTCGTGCAATTGTGCGAGGATATCCTTTAGCTTCTGCGGTACTGGCAATCCAAGATGCGTAGAGTTTTCAAGCAATGAAATGCCCTCGTTGGAGAGATAAAAGAAGATCACTGCAGTGCGCAGAACTCCACCTTGTCCAAGAACATATACATCAAGAATATTGCCAATACCGACTAGGGCGAAAATTAGTACCTTTCGGCAGATACCCTTGAATCCAACTTCGCTTGAAAGATTTTTGTCAGCAATGGCACACATCACACCTGTGATATAGTCGATTGATACAAAGGCGATGAGGGCATAAAGAAAGCCATCTGCACCGCCTAAAAACCAACCAAGGAATCCTCCTAGTGTGGCAAAGCAGATTTGAATATAAGACCAGATTTGTTTCATGTTGTTGTTCCTCCTGTAAGATTATTTTTGTGTATTACAAAACGCCTGCCATTTCTGACAAGCGTTCGTATCAAGTATAGTTTCAGCTATATTTGTTTTGGCAGTGCCTGCCACAGCCGCATATCCTCTTGACCGAGTGACCAGAACGCCACACCCCGCAGATTCCAGCGGTAGGCGGCTTCATTCGCCCAATAAACCAAGCTATCTACATCTTGAAAATAGCAGATTCCAAAACCATCTGAATCACCGAAGAACAACCTTGAAATCCAAACATTAATATCCCTCGGTGTCACCAGTGCTGTATAATCACCGCCACAGGCAACAGGGATAATATCGGAGTGGAAGAAGTCATAATCCATAGAAATATCTTCACTGCGAGTGGCAGTTTCCTCCACATCAGAATTGACGGTGAATACTTCAAATTCATTATCCCAAGTGACGTTATTGCGGGCAATCCTTCCATAGCTTTTTGAGGTACCATCAGGCATGGTCACATCGAATGCCTCATACGGCTCATAAGTCCATGCATCACCCAAACGGAGCAGCTCACATTTAATCTGCCCATCAGACTGTATCCCCGCATAACCACTTGTTGATGAGATATTTGCCGTAAAACGCAGCGTATAACTGTTACCAGAATAGACTTTTACGGTATTGCCACGCTTTCGTATTTCAACGAGGTACATATTGGGATTGGTGCGGATATTGGCATCAGTGGTGCGGGAATATTCGCCCTGCCAACTGCCAAGGAGCGTACTGCCTTGATAGAGTTCGATTCGCTGATTATTAATGTTGATACAGCAGAATACATTTCCAATGAAAACACCCGCTCGACCAGTGCCATTTGATGGGAAAGCTATTCTCGTCCTTAAATGCACATCGGTAAAGCCTGAATACTTCCACGCAAGCTGACCACTGCCTTCAAGCTGTGAGTAAACTCGGCTCGTGGCATATTCATCACTTCGCCAAACCTTCCAACTGCCTGAAAGCGTTGTCCAGTAACTATCAGGAATCGGTGGATTATCTCTGAAATCCTCATACCAAGCCAGTGCGGAGTCAGGCTTTCTTCGGAGAACCTCTGTTGTCAATCGAAACCCCTCTGCAGGTGCCCTCATAATCCCGTCCACATCTTTGAAATGGCGAGGCGATAATCCAAAGGTGGCATTGCCTGCCCATGGTTTCTGCAAAGATGCGTTGCACACTCGAAATCCATAGAAAACCGAACCCGGCACGCCGCCAGTAATCACAATGGTGTGCTGTCCTGCAGAAAGGGTACGCTTTGTTGCCAAGGTTCGCCAGTGGCTTGTTTTCCAATACGGCCACCACAGACGGTTTTCACTAAAGGATACTGCCGTGCCGTCTAAAGTCAGATTGATGCCATTCTTATCCCAAAAAGGAAACCCGATTTTAACAGCCACGTCATAAACACCTGCTGTAGAAATCGTAAAATTATAGGTAGCCGTGCTGTTAGCTGCAACAGCCACCGAGGTATCGCCGATAATCATATTTCCTGTGTAACTGTCAGGCTTACCGTTGCGGTCAATATAAATCGTGCCAAACTCGGACTTTTGCTCTTTGCCGTAGCAGGTCAGATAATTACGGCGGTTATAGGTTTCGCCTGTGATAGGAGCATTTCTTGCAACAGCATCTTGCCCTTCCATGTAGTCATACACAAAAGGCAAAATCCACGGCACTTTATCGTAATCATCCCAATAGGCAGCGAAAGGAATATATGCTTGTCGGTCGGCAAAATGATAGCCGCCGTTCATCCAAATTTCTGATGCGTAGTAGGTGTTGGACGTTCCACGATAGGTCTTGCCAATATCCTCTGGTTTCTGATAAATCTGCCACTCCCATCCGTAAGCAGGTAGCCCCATGAATATCTTTTCAGGATTCATTACCCTTGCGGCATAGTCATACGTTCCCTCAAGCCAACTGCGTGGTGAAACAGGACCGGGAGCAGAACCCGCCCAAGCCATGCCGTAACTCATAATGGATGCGGTATCGCAGTAATTATTGAGGTCAGCGTACACGCACCAATTTTCTCCACCGACTGAACCCTGCACACCTGTCATGCCGGGCAGACAGATATTCATCAGCTTAGTGCGGTCATAAGCTTTGACGGTGTTGTAAATATCACGAAAAAGAGCATTTGCCGCATCCTTATTTTCATAGCCACCGCCACGCTCTAAATCAATATCCACACCAGAACACCATGGGTATTTCTGCATAATACGGACAATTTCCGTGAGGAACTTATCCTTTGCACCATTTGTATTATTGCGAAGTGCAGTGAAAATAGAGGCCGTGCCGTGGTTCATGATAGTCAGCAGCCAATTGATATGCGGCCATTTGTTGATGTAGGGCATCATACCGCTGATGGAAGTTCCTGTTTCGCTGATTGTTCCTGTGATATCCACTTCAAATGTAAAAATGCCGACTGTGTCAAAACAATCTCCATGATTATTCAGTGCTTGGAACATTCGAGAATTGCCCATGAACGACCATATCATGCACTTTTTACCCTTGAGATAATCTCGTTTATTACTCATAGGCTGTGATCTCCTTCCATCATTTCTTTAAACTCAAAATACACCCTTGCGGATTTTCCTTTTTCAAGCTGAACTTGATGCTTATCATCATGAACGGCTGTATATTGGTAGAATCCATTTTTCGGTGTGGTATTGCCATTTTTAAGGCATCTACGCTCCGATGCAAGCAGAGCGAATTCATCGCCTGCATTTGCTGAAAATAAAAATACAGCCTCGTGAGAACCTGCCCCTTGTGACAGCTTAATACTTCCTGCCGCCATTGCTTGATTGGGGTAAATGTAGCAATCAAGTCCTGTGGTAGTTCCACCGCTTGTATGCAAAACCAAGGTATCGCCAGATCGAACCACGGCATTGAAATACCTAACAGGATTCTCACTGTTCTTCAGCATGGTGATTGTGTGAGGTGTGTAGCCAGTAAGTCGAGAGCCTTCTTGTAGCTGTAGGTCGGTGAAATAAATATCGCCAGTACAATCAGAGATGAGCGGTCGGATGGTAACGCTGACCACTCGCATATCCTCACGGGTCTTTATGCTTTCGCTGAAACGGATGAAGTTATTAATCTGCACTGGCATCACCTCCTAAAAATGCGCAGAAAAAAGCACTCTACTGAGAGAGTGCTTTGGCAGGATTTATAATTTAGTATTCTGCTTGATCCTCGTTTTGAAACGATGATGTTAATTCCATCATTTTCTGAGAATAAGTATCACCATCGATTTCTTCATCTGAATATTGTCGCATCAATTCATCAATTTGACTCTTCAATTCCGCTCTGTCCATTTGGATTTCCTCCTTCCGAGTCCTCGTTCAATTCTTCTTGACTCTCATTGTCTGTATATTTTGCATAATTTCTTTCACCACATTTTTTGCAGATAATATAGGGGATGTTTTCCTCAGGAACCAATTCTGATTCTGTCAAGGGTTCTCCACAATGTTCGCATATTCCGATATTAGGAATTTTAATAATATTTTTCTTTTTGAGGAGTCGGTAAGCTACATATCCACCTGCGGCTGTAATTGCAGCTATGATTAAGGTCGGAATAATCCATTTGCTCTTCGTGCTAATTTTCACCGTCTTTGGAGGATGGGTAGTAGTATTCGATGATAGTTTATGTATTATTGTTGACTCAGAAACAGGAACTCTTGACATCCGCTCTCCAACTTCTCGTGTTAAGCCTTGGGGAAATTTGAAAGAACCCGTTATATATCCACCATCAGTGTATTGATTCCCAAAAAAGGGATGTGTTGCTCCTGCCATATGACTCCTCCTATTTTAAAAGTTTTTTCATCCAATTTGTAGAGCTACCAATTATTGCGCCTATTATAGGAATAACAATCGGCATTGATTTTATAAGCACATTGAAAAGTGCATCAAGTTTTGCTGTTGGAGTTCCTCCTGCGGCAGATGCTGCGACAGTACCTACAACTTCTTGAACCTTTGAATAATCATCTTCATCAAGCCTATCTTCACTATCTAACAAAAGTGCCACAACCTTATGGAGAACTTCATTCTCTTGGTTTTTTTCTATTTCAGAATCAATAACTGCTCGAATAGCAATATACTGAGTGAAGTTCATAGAAGATTTTTGGTTTTCAAGATTACTAATGGTTTGCTTCGTAACACCTATTTTGTTTCCTAAAGTTTCAGCAGTCCAACCCGCTATTTTTCTGATTGCTGAAAGGTTTTGCTGTAATTTTCGTATTTGCCTGTCTCTTTCATCAAAATCATTTGTCATGGTATCGCCTCCAATGATACAAGTATAACACATAATCTTTACCTTGTCAATATATTTTACAAGGTAAAAATTATCCATCTAAAGTCCACTGAATCTCACAAACATGACCAACCCATCCAGTAGCCACTGAACCTGCTTGCAGCATAATATCCGTAAAGTACACCTCACCAGTACAATCCGTAATACAGAGCCGAATAGTGATGGAACGGAGTTTGCCGTAACCCTTGGGCGAGGCATCTCTTGCGATATGCTGAAAATATGCCATAGTCACCATCCTCTCAAAATAAATCAATAAATCTTGTTTCTGTAGTTCCGTCCTCATATTCAAACACTACCTCTATGCCAACCTGCCCATTCGTACCTTTCTTCAAGTTCTCTGAGCCAATCTGCGCTGAAATCGTGTAACTTCTCCTTGATGCAGGATAGACTGTCTGTGCAATGCTCTTTGTGCCGGATACTCCAGTTGCTTTAAAAGATGCCGTACCGCTTACACCATTTTCCGCATCCACTTCAAAGCCTGAGTTCTGCCAATACGCAAAGCCGTTGTCAGCACGAGAATTACGAAGATGATTGAACGGCACCATGTCCTTAACCTCCTGCTGAACAACCAAGGATTGGTCAAGCTGATCAGCAACCACATCGGTGGAGGAATCACCAAGTTCACGAAGTTTACTGGATAATTCCAGCACCGTTTTCCATGGTTCTTGCAGATTGTATTGCCTGCGGATGACACGGGTTTTAATCGTCATATCCAAATCTCTATCATCCACTGTTACAATATCGCCAAGTGACCACTGCTCATGCTCATAGCCAGTCAGCACCGATAAATCCATCGCTGAAAGCACATAGGATACACGAGGCTTTGCATATTCGGCAAGACGCATATTGGCAAACTCAAGCATCTGATAAGGGTTTGTGAAGTTGGAGCAATCCAAAGTTGATACCCTGACTTCGCTTGAATAAGTGTAGTCCTCTACATATTCTTTGCCGTCGTTGATGGATGCAAAAGTTATTCCATCTTTTCCATAGGCGTAGAGCCGAGTAACAAGACTTCTGGTGTCAACCACTCGCTTAATGCTGGTGAGGTTTTTCTTGTAAGCAAACAATGCACCGCTGTCCTTACCGCTGAATGTCAGCAGGCTCACCAGACGGTTTCGGCTGTCAAAAACCAAATCGCCGCCATGAATGTTCTGCATCTGCCGCAAAATAGCGAGGGCATTCTTTTCCTCACAAGTCCAAGTCCGAAGTGTACTGACATTCACTGTTCCAATCGACCAACCTGTGCCTTGCAAAGCATAACGCATCGCTTCATCGGCACGAGCAGCATTGAATTCAGTCGGTTGTTTTTCAGCAGAGTAAGTCAGATCATAAAAGGCAGCTTCTGCATACACCGAAGTCAAGATACTGCCATCCGATGCCTTTTCATCCGTCAGCGTTCGTACTCGATAGATTTCATCTGCTATCTGCACTTGCTTTTCATTATCCAAAGACACGCGCTTGCCATCATTGAAGGGAATCTTGAAATCCAGAGTATCTGCACCGTTGACTTCACCAGTGGCGATAATGTCATAGGCATTTTCAAGCACGGACTCCCATGCACCATTGGTATCAAGCACCACTGGACGAGCAAATCCCAGTCGCTCATACGGCGATTTTGGAATGTCATGTAGCTGAATATCAAGCAAGCGTGGAGTTTGTTTTGTGTCTGTTGTAGTCAGCGTAATGCGAAAACGGATAAACTCACGATTTGGAGATTGCAATTCTCCATTTGTGCCGACAGCCTGCCACATAGACCAGTCCGTCATGTTGTTTGATGTCGAAGTTTCTATCAGCGATATTGCCGTTACTCCTGCAACATATTCAGAACTTACCGAAACACGACCAGAGCCTGCCAAAGCACAAAGCGTAGCCGTGGTTTCTAGCACACCACTTTCAGCATAGGCGGTATCCGTTCTCTTTAATAAAACACTGCCTGACTCAGTGAGTGCATCCACATCAGCAGTAGAATCCGCACCATTAGCAAGTAGTGATTGTCTGAAATACTGTGTGAAATCATCAATACTTAGCTGTGAGTTTGTTTCAAAAAACCAATCCTCCACACCGCCTGCATACCAATAAGTGTTTGTGTGCCTGCCGATTTCAATATTCGCCACACAAGAGCGGTTGATTTCACCTGTGAATGTTCTAAGCGGTGCAGTCCACAACGTTCCGTCACTGCGGTCACCGAGGATATATTGCGAGGTCTTGTTTGCCACATCAATAATCGCAGCCATGAAATACCAGCCATTGTTCTTCATGGTGAATGATGGTGTTTCCGTCTGGTCAAGTATTAGCGATCCAGATGAATTATAAATCATCATACGAGGCCGGCCACTAAAAAGGGAAAGATACAAAATCGGCTGCCCCGGACCGTTGCGGGTATTGAATATTGGTGTATAGGTGTTACCAACTGAATAAGTTGTTGGGTTTATCCAACCGCCCACCACGACTTTATCGCCCAAATCTGAAAAGAAACTGCCGTCATTGGTAGCAATGAGATGCGTTTTCTCCGTAGTAGGGTTACTGATATTCATACGAAAGTATCTGCCGTGAAAGCCGTCACGAAGTCCTGCTGTTGTTCCAGACCAACCCGATACTGTAAGATGTCTTCCGTTACCAGATGAGTCCGCAAGCTGTGAATTGCTATCAGGTTCTGATTCGTTGAACCTCCACATGGCAGAAGTATGCTCAGTGATTGGAAATTCTCCTGTGAAATCTTCCTGTATTGTTAGAATTGATTTAATCGCCAAAATTACTCACCTCCATCTGCTTTGTGCCTGAATTTTAAGTTCCGTAAAGGTTGCCCCTACGGTTGATATTTGAATAGTGTTGATACCTTTTGAAAGCACAGGGAAATTCAACTCCTGTAAGCAAGGCAGACCGTTTCGGAGCGTTTCACCCGCAGAATCCACTACCTTTGCCGTCACTTTGCCTGTATCAATTACCAGTGTTTCAGTTGATGCCAATGCCCCAACGATGCGTAATTCCTCATTATTGGTGATCAGCGAAACATAGCTTGATGTACCAGATGGAATCACTCCCTTTAACAGATACACAGGCTCGGAGTCGGTATTGCCCTTACGTCTGCGAACCTCGTGACTGCCTGTTGCAGTTAGCGTATATGCTTCATCGGTTAAAGCATAAGCGTGAGGGTCAGGGCAGACAAATTTCAAATCAAATGCCCCTGCCGATAAAATAAGCCGTTCACAGTCCACCGCCTCGGAAAGTCTGGCAGTAAAATATCTATCTGGAACATCATCAAAAATCACTTGCTTTGCTCCATGGGCAGGGTCGAGCCACTCTGCCATATCATCAAGCACCGACACAAGTGATGCGAAGTTATACATCGGATTGATATTACACCGAACGGTTATAACACGCTCGGCACTATCACTGCCAAAGTCAGCAACCCCATATTTGCCGGGGATACTAACAAACGAGTTACGCAGCGAAGGAGATGCCTGCCAGCTTGTAAGCCTTGCTTTTATTTTCATACTTTGCGAGGATATTCCGTTATATATAAATCCCATCTTATTGGCACCTCCTATGCTGGACTAAATTGACCTTGTGCTCTTGAGCTGGTCTGCATTAAGTTATATAGTTCCTGTGAAATTCTGCGGATATCGTCCTCACTGCGAACGATCATTTGTTGAACCGTAATGAGTGAACCTGCAATTCCCACAGATGTCGCAGGACTTGTCATTACCCCACCAACAGTCGATGTATCAACAGAAAAGTTTGTCGGCAAAGCTGTGCTCATATCCTCAGCAAGGCTATGCATAACATCATCAATGTCAGCTGCCATACCCTCAGCCGCTTTTACGGCTTCATCGCCATTATCTTCAATCGAGCCTGCAAGACCTTTTACAAGCATTTCACCAATCCAACCCATTTCTCTTGACGGAGAGCGAATGCCAAAGAAGTCGCAGATTCCGTCCCAAATAGATGAAATCCAACCAGACACCTTATTCCAAAGCCAAGATGCAAGCGACTGAATACCTTGCCATAAACCTTTGACGATATTTCCACCAATCTCTGTGATTTTGCCCATGCTGTTTGTGAATGCCGATACGATGCCGCTTATAATCTGCGGCACAGCTTTTACAATCTCCACAATAATCGTTGGCAGGTTCTTAATCAGTGCTACAAACAGCTGAACACCTGCCATGATAATTTTATCAATGTTACCCACCAAGGCATTTACGATGCTTGAAATGATTTGTGGGATAGCATTTACGATGGTAGTAATGATAGTCGGCAAATTCTGAATCAGCGACACAAGCAAATCAATGCCTGCCTGAATAAGCAGCGGAATGCTATCAAGCACAGCAGTTAATATGCCATCAATAATGAGCGGAATCGCCTCTACAATTGCAGTAATAATTTCAGGCAAAGCCGAAATTAGCGAAGTCAAAAGCTGAATACCTGCGTCAATAATTTGCGGTATTGCACCGATGATAAATTCCACAAGGGAAGTAATAATTGCAGGCAGTGCTTCGATTAGCTGTGGGATTGCCGCAAGCAAACCCTCTGCTAATCCAAGAATCAATTGCAAAGCGGCATCTAGTATCATCGGCAGATTGTCAAGTAACCCTTGAACAATCGTAATAATCGCATTTACAGCAGTAGGTATCAGTTCTGGCAGTGCCTCGCCTAAGCCTTGCACCAAAGTTGCAATTAACTGAACAGCCGCCTCGATAAGTAAGGGCAGGTTTTCAATAATCGTATCAACAATCATAATAATTGCATCTACCGCTACGGGAATCAGTTCAGGAAGTAAGGTTAAAAGTGTATTTAACACCTGTGAAAATAAATCCGTTACTGTCTGAATGAGCGTTGGAAGTAAATCCATCACCGCTGTTAGCATAGCGTCCACAGCAATCGGCAGAGCCTTAACGATATTCTCGATAATAGGGGTGATGTTCTTCATCACATCTCCAAACGCACCAACCACATTATTGCAAAGCTGTGCTATATCTGCATCAGCATTGCCAAATCCAACAACCAAGTTGCTGATAGCAGAACTAAGCGAATTAATTGAGCCGGAAATGGTATGCTCCGCTTCAAGTGCAGTTGTTCCTGCAATACCCATACTTTCCTGCATTACATGAATGGCTGAAACCACATCGGCATAGGACGAAATATCGTATTTGATGCCGCTGATTTTTTCAGCATCTGCAAGCAGTCGTTCCATTTCGCTTTTTGTTCCGCCATAGCCAAGCTTGAGGTTATCAAGCATGGTGTAATTCTGCTTTGCAAAACCTTGATAGGCATTTTGAATTGCTGACATATCCGTACCCATTTTGTTGGCATTATCGGACATATCGGTAATTGCCATATCTGCATATTCCACCGCTTTTTCTGTGTCACCGCCAAGCGACTGAATAAGGCTTGCAGAAAATGAGGTGACTGTTTCCATGTAATCATTTGCGGAAAGACCTGCGGTTTTATATGCATTTGATGCGTATTCTTGCAGCTTTAATGAAGAATCCTGAAAAAGGGTATCCACACCGCCGACAAGCTGTTCGTAATCAGCATAGGCAGAAATGACTTCTTTACCAAGCTTGATAGCGGCTGCACCTGCCGCTACTGCAACAGCACCCATTGCGGCACCAATGCCTTTTAAGACACCGCCCAGTTTCTCAAATTTCCCACTGCCTTTATCAGCAGAATCAGCGGCATCATCAATTTCCTCGCCCATATCATCAGCACTGTCAGTGACATCGTCCATTTCACGACTCATATCATCAAGTGCATCTTCCGCATCGTCATAGTTAGCGGTTGCCTCTTCAAGAGCAGAATTGTTATTATTCAGTTCACGCTCCATATCGTTGAGAGTTGCGGTCGCATTGTTAAGCTGAATCTGCCAATTCTGCGTTCTGCGGTCATTCTCGCCAAAGGAGGTAGCGGCATTTTCAAGAGCGGATTTAAGTGTTTCGATTTTTTCTTTTTGTGTGTCAATCTCTTTGTTTAGAACTTGATTTCTTGCAGTGAGAGCCTGAACGGATTTATCGTTTTTATCAAACTCCGATGATACAAGTTTCATTTCAGAGCCTAAGACTTTAAACGATTGATTGATTTCAGATAAGGCTTTCTTGAACTCTTTTTCGCCCTCAAGACCGATTTTCAAACCAAAATTGTCAGCCATGCGTTAACCTCCTCTCGCTAGATTCCGTCTGGAATAATGTCATCAATAAAATGCTCACGTTTTGGACGAGCCAGTCCGTTATACTGCTTATGGCACTCCCATAAATCAAGGAGCAAACCAAACGGCATCAGCCAAAACTCATCTCTAGAAAGATGAAGTACGCTGATGCCGTAATAGAAAAGTCGAGTAAACAGTTCTTCATCTGTTACTCGACCACCACGTTTTTTGGATCTTGCTCACTCTCTATATTTCGTTTTGCACCTTTATAGAGTGCTGTCATAATCGCTTCTTTGTACTGTGCCAAATCGGCAGGGGTGGTGAGTATTTCCACCTCGTCCTCTGTGAGCAAGTCCTTTTTATTGTCCTTGTTCTTAATGTTGTGAATCAGAATGCTTTGGTTTGCCAAAATGGTAATCAACCATACGATTTCAGAAAGTGCCATTTCAACATTTTCAGATTTCATTAGCTTATCGCCTAAGTTTTCAAGACCACCGTATCTTGCAGCAATTTCTTTTGTTGCTCTTGTGGTGAGAAGAAGTGTGAATTCATCTCCACCAATTAAAATAGTTGCACTACGTTCGTTTTCCATCGCTTAACCCTCCTCTGCAAATGCAGGTTCATAAACTGCCGTATACCAACTGCTGATAACAGATGGGGTAACACCTGTATCGCCCTCAGTGACTTCTGCTTTCCATGGATGTTTACCGCTTGTATCAGGCTTATTTCTGCGAAGAACAGTACCCTCAATAGTCGGAGTGGAAAAGGTAATGCTGTCACCTTTGGTTGCAAGGTTTGTGGCAGGCACACCGAATTTCACTCGGTATAACCAATAGTATCTGTATTTCCCATTTGATTTCCTTGCACGAAAGCCAACAGCCACAGGACTGCCACCGTCCTCGCTTGCAGAAATTACAACGTTGTTATTATCCACCGATACACCAGTAAGAGCGGCGGCAGTTGCTGTTCCTATATCATCAACGCCAAGAGAGAGCGTACCGCTTTTAAATTCCTTGATGATTTCTGATGCACCATCATCAGCATAAAGAGTCGCCTCGGCAAGTTCAACCGATAATTCAGCTGAGATTGCCTTAGCCAGCTGAACAGGCGTGCCATAGGTTTCTTCTTCGTTTTCGCCCTCAGTAATAGGGGCATAATAAAGTTTATCAAGACCAATTGTAGCCATAGATTCATTCCTCCAATTCGTAATATTTTGCCACGTCCACATTGTAGTGGTGGTAGCCAGTGTCGGTTTCATAACCGATATATTGTCGTGCTGTTACTGTAAAGTCAGCTTTTAATAATGCCCGCACGATAGTATTTTTCGCTTTTGTGTAATTGCCTTTTGAATACAGGGAAATTCGCACTTCCTGCACGTCAATTTTAGGTTCGTTATCTGCATGAAGTTCAAATATATCATTCATAGGAACAAGGACGATATATTCCGATGGAGCATTGTCAGAGAATATCCCAGTTTCAAGGGGAATTCCAAGCGGCTCTAATGTGTTTTGTAAATCAGATAAAATGCTCATCTTTTATCGACCTCCTCCTCAAATTTGTTTTGCATGGCAGTAATGCATTCATTCTTTGATGCACGTTTTGCAGGCTTTAAGAATGGCTTTGCAAGCTGACCGTGTTTTCCGTATTCGATGATGTTGGCTATTTTAGCGTTAGAATCACCATCAGAACGAGGTTCAGCAAAACCTATTTTGATATTGTGATTGCCTTGTTTATCCATCTTGACAGTGGTCATACCTAAAGCCGATTCTAATTCACCCGTGGAGCGTGATTCGTATTTTGTGCCTTTGCCGATTACAGCAGAAAGGTTGCTTTTTGTTCTTGCAAACACAACCTCACCACCAGTTTCAAGTACAGTTTCAGCAATAGAATCAAAATCACTGCCAACCTTAGAAATACGTTCTAAAAATTCATCAGGCATTTTAATATCAACTTTTCCCATTCGTTGCCACCACCTTTTTCGCAAGTACCTCGATATACATTCCACGTCCTTTGACGTTTTCCACGGACGTGATATGAAAGCGTTCTCCGTCGCATTCAATGAAATGCTCAGTAGTTATAGTAAGATTAGGAATTACGCGAAAGCGGAATAAATCAGTTGCTTCTGAAAAAGCGGCGAGATTTGCCCACCGCACACTTCCGTGCCGACCCTCTCGGTAAACCCTAATTGTAGCAAGTGTTGTTTCTTCGCTTACTGTAAATCCCTCGCTGTCCTTCGTTGTTACAATCGCCTTTATATCAGCAAAGACGTTCATTTTGCCAAAACTCATACCTGCCACCGCCTATCTAGTCGGAGCAGAAGATTAACCGTATTCCAAACTTGAGCACTTGCACCAACGTTATCAGCAAAGAAACCACCAGTTGAGCCATCTCGTGATTCATAGAAATGGCTCGCAAGCATAATGATAGCTTGTTCAGTGGTTGCAGGCATTGTATTTTCGCTATAAAACCCTTCTGCAATATGCTGATAGCTTTCCGCATAAGAAACAGCGGCAGTGATGAAACTTAAAAGCAATTCATCATCTACCGCATGATCGAGTATTAAATTCTGTTTTACTTTAATTAGTAAATTGTTCATCACTGCCCGTTCCTTTCTTTAGTTTAAGACCCGGCTTTCATTTTGAGTAGCTGAATACCCTCTGGCAGAATAACCTTACCGTCAACACGCTCGGTTGCAACATAACCAATCTGCCCATTTGTCGCATAAAGTTCGTTAAGTCTTTGCACTGTTTTTCCTGCACGATCGCCAATCCAGTAATTATCAAAATCACCAAAGGCAATAGCAAGAGCACCTGCCGCCACAGTTGGAGCATATGGACTGGTATAAATCTCATAGCCAAGAAGTCTATCAGGCTGACCCGCCTGAACAGATGGCTGCCATAAATACGCACCATTGCTGTCCTTTAGCTTACGAAGAATAGAAACAGTTGCATCGTTCATAAGGAATTTTGCGTTTCTGCGGTATGGAGATTTGAGTGCATACACAAGAGCGATGATTTCATCAACGGTAATTGCAGTCGCACTTGCAGCAGTAACACCAACTGTACCGCCATTTGCTGTAAAAATACCAGTCGGCTGATTTGTGCCAGTGCCAACGCAGAAAGCCTGCTCCTCAGCAATGCCAAAAGCACGAGCGAATTCTTTGGCGATATAGCTTTCAAGGTCAAAAGCACTGTCCTGTAAAAGTTCTGTGCTGACACGAACAAGGTCAGTTAGTTTAAACGCATCAATCTGCTTTTGCCCAAATGTAGGATTGCTTTCAGTGTAGGCAGCATTTTCCGCTGTCCACTGAGCCACAGAATGTCCAGTCGCAATCGGAATTTTTCTGTCATTGTGGGTAGTGATTACTTTCGCAAGCTTACGAATAACGTTTTCCTCATCAAGTGCCGACACAATTTGATGTTCAAATTCTTCTGGCACAAGAAAACCACCGTCTACATCAGGAGTAGTGGCAAGCACATTGTGGAGCGGTGCTTTTCCACGAAGATGCAAAGCGAAATCCTCTTTGTACGCATTTGATGCACGACCGCCTTTTTCTTTTTCAGCACTTGCTGGCTTTTCGGTAATTGGTTGATTTATAGGCTTTGAAAGTTCCTGTAGAGTCACATCTCTGCGTTCCATTCGCCTGATTTCGTTGGTTAAATCACTCAGTTCCTTTTCCATGTTGGTATAGGTGATGTCATCATCGGTTGAGAGAACACCTTTATCATTTCTGTGGGTGTCGAGGAAACCCTCCATAGTTGCCCACAACTTTGCACGTTTTTCACGCATTTCTACAATATTCATACTAAAATACCTCCGTTAAATTTGATTTTTGTATAGGCTTAGTTTCAGTTCATCAACTGATCGCCCAGTGGGTTTTGTGGCAGTTGCCACAGGTTCTTTTTCTTTTAACTTGTTTAATAGATTAACAGCTACTGCCTTTCTCGAAAAAGCATAAGCAGGAATTGAGGTGGATTTCTTCTCGTCCTCAATAATTCCATCAGCAAATCCAAGTTCAATCGCTTTGTTTGCATTCATCCAAGTTTCACTGTCCATCAGATGTGAAAGTTTGGCACGAGATAGACTTGTCTTGATTTCATAAGCGTTGATGATGCTTTCCTTTACTTCATCAAGCATGGAAATTGCCTTTTTCATATCCTCATGGTCACCCATAGCAAGGGTCGCAGGGTTATGAATCATCATCAGTGCTGTTGGTGCCATAAGCACCTTTGTGCCAGCCATTGCAATAACAGACGCTGCACTTGCCGCCAAACCGTCAATTTTTACAGTCACATCGCCTTTGTAGTCCATCAGCATAGAGTAAATCTGACTTGCCGCAATGCAATCGCCACCGGGCGAGTTAATCCAAATGGTGATCGGGGGTGCGCCTTCGCACTTGCCAGTTCCGCTAAATAGTTCCTCGTGAAAGAGTTTCGGTGTCACATCATCGTCAAACCAACTTTCCTCAGCAATTGTGCCGTAGATTTCAAGCACTCGGTCTGTAATTTCTTCGTTTTCTTGATTTAGTGTCTTTTGGCTCTTCCAACTCCAGAATTTCTTGTTCTTCATCAGCTTCGTCCTCCTTTCCATCGTCAGTAGGTATATTTGCAAACGCTCCTGCTTTATCAAGTGGGAGCATATTGCCATTAATAAGATAAAGGTCACCACCACTTTCGGCGGGAATACGGTCGAGATTTTCCAGTTCTCGTATATCATTTGCACTCATCCAACCGTTCTGCCTTGCTGTGGCATAGCCATTCATACGGCTTTCATAATCGCCACGCAGTAGCCCCTCAACATTAAATTTGAAAAAATACTCCTGTTTCTCAGGCTCTGTAAAAAGAATGCGAGAGAGGGATTGTTCCCAACGGACAATCCAAGGGTTTAAGGTGTACTTCACAAATTCAAGAGATTGCTGTTCTATATTAGAAAAGCTCGACTTTTCAAGGTCACCGACCATATGCGGTGGCACTCTGAAAATTCGAGCAATTTCATTGATTTGAAACTTCCTTGTTTCTAAAAACTGAGCCTGTTCTGGCGAGATAGAAATAGGGGTATATTTCATTCCCTCCTCAAGCACAGCAATTTTGTTTGCGTTCCCACTGCCGCCAAATTGTGACTGCCAAGCTTCACGCACTTTGTTTGGGTCTTTAATCGTTCCCGGATGTTCAAGCACACCACCGGGAGCCGCACCATTTGCGAAAAACTTCGCTCCATATTCTTCTGTGGCAATGGCAAGTCCTATCGCATTTTTCGCCATCGCAATGGGCGAGTAGCCAACAAGACCATCAAAACCAAGTCCGGGGATATGAAGAACATCAGAAGATGCAAGTTTCACTGTAAAGCTGTTTGTTTTCATGGTTGGTGCATCATCAGAGGAACGGTTGTATAAGTAGCATATCTGTCCGTTTTCATCTCGATCCACTGTCATTTTGTTTGGCATAAGCGGATAGAGAGCCACAATATCGCCTTTGCCATTACGAATAATCTGTGCGTAGGCATTGCCCCATAAAAGTAGATGCGTCATCAGCGTTTCCCTGAACACAAATGAACTCATCTCAGGGTTCGGTTCATCATGAAGCAGACGATACAGTGGGTGGTCGATTGCCTTTTCTTTTCCATTGTCGCTGTATTTGTATAAATGAAGTGGCAATTCTGCCACCGTTTCTGACAAAATTCGCACACAGGCATAAACAGCAGTCATCTGCATGGAAGAACGCTCGGTGACAGCTTTGCCAGATGTGGTGCTGCCCATATAGAAACTATATCTGCTGCCTGCAGTCGCATTGGTAGGCTTATCTCTGGATTTAAATAGTCCGCTAAATATACTCATATAAATAAAATCCCCCTTTCGTCATATACACTTGCTCCGTTGTCATTCCCGCACCGAATTGCTCGGTCAAGTGCCATGATAGTTGCCACAGCACCGTCAATTTTCTCAGTCGATTTCTCTTTATCTGGCTTAATATTTCCTGCGGGGTCAGTACGGATAAAGATATTATCCATCATCCAGCGAAGAACAGGATGCCCGCTATGAGCAAGCTTTTCTTCAAGTACCAGTTTCATCAATTCCTTAGTTGGCGGTGACATATCCTTAAAGCCTTGACCGAATGGAACAACTGTAAATCCCATGCCCTCAAGGTTCTGCACCATCTGCACAGCACCCCAACGGTCAAAGGCGATTTCACGAATGTTGAACTTTTCGCCAAGGCTCTCGATGAATTTTTCAATGTAGCCGTAATGAACCACATTTCCCTCGGTGGTATTAAGAAAACCTTGCTTTTCCCACACATCGTAAGGCACATGGTCACGATTGACACGCATCGACATATTTTCTTCTGGAATCCAAAAGTAAGGAAGTACCACATATTTATCTTCTTCATCGACAGGAGGGAACACAAGCACAAATGCTGTAATATCCGTAGTTGAGGAAAGGTCAAGTCCACCATAGCAAACTCGCCCCTCTAAATCTTCTTCAGAAACAGCAAAGGAGCATTTATCCCATTTTTCCATCGGCATCCAGCGCACCGCTTGCTTTACCCATTGATTCAGCCTTAGTTGTCTGAATGAATTTTCTTCCGCAGGATTTTGCTTTGCCGATTCACAAGCGGATTTTACTTTATCCAAGCCAACTGTAATGCCAAGTGAGGGATTGGCTTTCTTCCACACCTTTGGATTTGTCCAGTCGTCAGATTCACTTGCACCATAAATGACAGGATAGAATGTTGGGTCAATCTTTCTGCCATCTAAAATATCCAGTGCCTTTTGGTGCGTTTCATAACAGATGGATTTTGTATCACTGCCGGCAGTAGTAATCAGAAAATACAGCGGCTGCATACGAGCATCGCCGGAGCCTTTGGTCATAACATCAAACAGTTTTCGGTTTGGCTGAGTATGGAGTTCATCAAAAACCACACCATGAATATTAAAACCATGCTTAGAGTAAGCCTCGGCAGACAATACCTGATAAAAGCTGTTTGTCGGTTGATAAATTATTCGCTTTTGTGAAGCAAGGATTTTCACTCGCTTTGAAAGTGCAGGACACATACGCACCATATCAGCAGCCACTTCAAAGACGATAGATGCTTGCTGTCTGTCAGCGGCACAGCCATACACCTCGGCACGTTCCTCAAAATCACCACAGCATAGGAGCAGTGCCACAGCGGCGGCAAGTTCTGATTTGCCTTGTTTCTTTGGAATTTCAATGTAAGCGGTATTGAATTGGCGATATCCATTCGGCTTAATAACCCCAAATACATCGCGGATAATTTGCTCCTGCCAGTCGATAAGTTCAAACGGTTTGCCTGCCCATGTGCCTTTGGTGTGGCATAGGCTTTCTATAAATGCAACTGCAAAGTCAGCTGATTCAGAAGAATAGTGACTGTCTTTTGCTTTAAATCTTGTTGGCTTGTATTTCTTTAGTTTTCGCAAATGCCGTCACCTCCTCAAAAATGGTATAAAAATAGCCGCCATCTTATACGATGCGACTGTGTGTACGAGGAACAGAGCCTTTCGGCTTAGTTCCAATGTTGCTATTGAATTTAGTTTTCCTCGCCAGTTAGGATAAAGTGAGTATACTCATTTCGGTGTTCTTCAAGGTAAATCACCAGTTCATAGAACTTCATTTCATCTGCTAATTGCTGAACTATATGGATATCAAACATATTTGTAATACCTGTTTTACGAATGGCAAGAATCTGCTCTTTAATTTGCTCAGTCATTATCAACCCTCCTGCAAATATCCTCACCATAGACCACATGAAGTCCACAGCCGTTATCCCACTTCACCATGATTGAGCCGATATCATCAACACCTTTAACCGTACCTTTTGTACCAATCGGCGGTGCTTGAACATCGTCCATTTGAACAAGTTCAACCCTTGCTCCTACAGGATATTTTTTACGGAGCGATTCAATTATTTCACTACTTGGTATTCTCATTGTCGCCCTCCTTGAATTTGTAGGCTGATGAGCCTGTGAAATTCCTGAGCAGAACTTTGCGTTCACCTTTGTATTCTTCGCCAATAAAGCCAAGTCGGAGCAAAAAGCAACGGAAAGCGTATTTTTCATTCTCGACAGGCTTTTCGGTGGAATTTACTCGCTTTTGATTTTTCGCCATCTCACAAAGTGCATGAATAAAGTGAGTATAGGCTCTAACCAGTGCGGCATCGCCATGTAGTGAAAACCAAGGGAAGCCGACTTTTTCTTCGTCAATGTCGATTGGCAATTCCTCAACACCAAAAGCCTTTTTGATTAGGCTTGCTTTTGAGTCGATTAGCTTTTGCAAATTTTCTAGGCTGCTGTCAGTGAAGTATTCCCTTGGCATTGCCACTGTTAGCCCCACATCTTCGCTGTGTTGGAGTTCTTCGATGGTTGAGGGATTATTGCTTTCTTCAGCTGCAAAGCCTTTCTGGGCAAGTATTTCAAGCAAGCTTTCAATTTCATCGCTGTCTGCTCTATCATCAAAGATTAACGTGCCATTTTTGTCTACCTTAAAATAGTCAATTTCGTATGCCATGCTTGGCATTCCAAGATACTTTGACTTTGTGCCTGTGATTTCGGAAATGGCTGAAACTAGAGCCTTTCGCTCGTTTCCTGTTACATTAAATTTCACTTCCATGCTGTGTACCTCCTTTAATTTGGTATGTACATATTCGCTCTAAAGGCACATAATAGCAAGCTACATTAGTACAGAACTAAAGGCGATTATTCTTCCTCGTTGTGTGTATAGTACACAATCCCAGACAACACGAAAACCACATTATTTAGGCAAACTCCATTGCCCCACATCTTATACTCAGCAGAATCAGAATGAGGATTTTTCAGCCACTTAATGATTTGATTATCTGATTTCGCTTTCTTTCCATTAATGCGAGCATGAGTTTCAAACACATCTCGCCAAAAAGCAATATCCTCATCGGTAGTGTTTTCAGTTCCTAAATCAGCACACCAAAAGTCTGGAAAACCTTGCAGCCTTGCACATTCGGTAGGGGTCAGCCTGCGAACAGTGTATGCCACATCATTCACACAAGGCGGGTCTTTGTAATCTCTTGCAGCAAGTGTTGGTGACTTTTCTTCGTTTATCTGCATAAATGAGCCTGTGGTCATTGAGTAGCTTGGAACAGCCACAGCACTTGGACCTTGTGCGTTTAGAGTAGAATTAACACCATCTTCTGAAATTCCCATTTTCCTTGCGAAATTCTGCCCACAGTTATAGCTTTCTCTGTCGATGGCATATACTACAGCGTGTTTATCGGTCGTGTTCAATGTAAAAGATGCATCTTCGTTTATCCCATCGCCATTAGGACCGTTCTCGTCTTTGCGTCCAATCATAGAGCCTTGCAGTGCATAACTTTCCACAACAGCAATGCCGCCTTGGTTGCAAGAGGGGTTTCCACCGCTAGAATCAATCGTTCGAGAGGTATCGGCTTTATATATCCCACTGTGAGGGTTATCTGATTTCATGGAGTTACTATCTTTAGAACAGATGCCATAAGCTTTTGGTACAAATACCGTTTGGTCATTGTTACAGCCAAGCGTTGCTGACTTATCATCTTGTATCAACACACCTTTACCACCGCCATCACAACCACAGCGAATCTTTAATGTTTTTGGAGTATCATCAACCACAAATGGCTGATTATTACCGCCAGTTCCAAAAGTGGAGAGGACAGTTTGACACACATCACCCAGTTCCTTATACCTGCAATCCTGTGAATGGTTTTCAAACACTAGTGGTGGATGGTGGCTCTCTGCACGGAGGGTACAAGTGACATCATCTGTCACGTTCATTCGGTTTCCACCCTGATCATTTAAGCAGAGGCTTGATGCTCCAGTGCAAGCCTTAACACCGTTGGTAGTTCTTTGCCACGGGCCGATGCACGATTTAGAATACCCTGACACGCCCTCTGACTCAAATAGTATTTTTCCGGCACATTCACCTGCAAAATCTGCGACAAGGTAGATGCGTTTTCTTCGTTGGGGAACTCCCCAGTATTGCGCATCGAATGTTCGCCATGCAACGGAGTAATCAGTTCCCAATATTTCTCCGCTTGGCTGCCATTTGTCAGCTTTAGGAATAGATACGGTTTCGTCCGGGGCAAGACCTTCTTGTTTAACTTTGCAGATTTCTTCAAGGACTGCTCGGAAATCTTCTCCTTTGTTTGAAGAGAATGCTCCCGGCACGTTCTCCCACACGATATATCTTGGTTTTTGTCCATTCGTAGCACACCTCATTTCTTTTACAATTCTAATCGCTTCATAAAAAAGACTGGAGCGAGAACCGTCCAGTCCTGTTCGCTTGCCTGCCACGGACATATCCTGACAAGGCGAGCCGAACGTAATAATATCAACAGGCACTATATCGCCACCATTCATTGTAGAAATATCGCCATAATGCTTGATTTGTGGCATTCGCTTGGTAGCAACACGAATAGGAAACGGCTCAATTTCCGATGCCCACAAAGGGGTTATACCAGAAATTAAGCCGCCTAATGGAAACCCTCCCGAGCCGTCAAATAGACTGCCCAAAGTTAATTTTTCATTCATTGCTTACCTCCAATTCACTGTATTGATAGGTAAGACCATCACGAACCACCGAGATATGCTCGGAAGTTCCCACTTGCTCCATATATCGCTTGATGATAACATCGCAGAACTTTTCATCAAGTTCTATGGTGTAGCAACAGCGGTCTGTTTGCTCACAGGCAATCAGGGTAGAACCACTGCCACCAAAGGGGTCAAGCACGATACAGTTACTCATACTTGAGTTCATAATCGGATATGCAAGCAGCGGAATAGGCTTCATGGTAGGGTGGTCACCATTCTTCTTTGGCTTATCAAACTCCCATACAGTCGTTTCTTTTCTGCCTGTGTACCATTGATGTTTGCCTTTCTTTTTCCAACCGTAGAGAACAGGCTCATGCTGCCATTGATAAGGACTTCTGCCAAGCACAAGGCTTTGTTTCTTCCAAATACAAGTGCCAGAAAGATAAAATCCTGCATCTGTAAATGCTTTTCTAAAATTCAATCCTTCCGTATCAGCGTGGAATACATAAATACTTGCATCATCAGCCATCACAGATTCTGTATTGGTAAATGCATCAAGCAAAAACTGATAAAACGCAGTATTCTCCATGTTGTCGTTCTTGATTTTCCCCGCACTGCCCTCATAGTTCACGTTATATGGCGGGTCAGTAATTACCAAATTCGCCTTGCTGCTATTCATGAGTATTTCAAAGGTATCTTTCTTTGTTGAGTCACCACAAACAAGCCTGTGCCTGCCAAGCGTACAAACATCACCAAGTTTGGTTATGGGCGGTTTCTTCAGTTCTTCCTCAACATCAAAATCATCATCGTGAATACCGTCTTTGAGTGTGTCTTTGAACAAATCATCAAGTTCTGCAGGCTCAAAACCAGTAAGAGAAATATCGAAATCTGCACCCTGTAAATCGGAGATGAGCAGAGCAAGTTTATCCTTATCCCAATCACCGCTGATTTTGTTAAGTGCAACATTAAGTGCCTTTTCTTTATCCTCGTCCAACTCAACCACAACGCACTCGACCTCTGAAATACCCATATCAATAAGGACTTTCAGCCGCTGATGTCCGCCGACAACCTTGCCCGTGGTTTTGTTCCAAATCACTGGCTCGACATAACCAAACTGCTCAATGGAGCGTTTCAGCTTTTCGTATTCTGTATCGCCCGGCTTTAAATCTTTTCGAGGGTTATATTCTGCAGGAAGTAGGTCTTTTGTATTCTTTTTCTCAATTAACATCAAAACAGCCCCCATTCTGCAAACTTCTCAAAACCACCGATAGATGCGATATATTTTTTTGCAATGGCTACAATTTCCGAATACGATTTTCCGTCAATCTCGGTATCACCAATTGCACAGCAAAGTTGTACTGGACTTCCTATTTCTTGTGCTTTCAAAAAAGCATAAATATTTACCGAAACATCAGCCTTAGATAAATCCTTGCCATGAAGTCCGCCACCTGTTACGGAATCAGCCATATCAGAACCAAGCTTTCGATTGGTAGCACCAGTATCAACATCAGTGCCGCCAGTCCAATCACCTAGAGGATTGATTGTTGCAAAGGGATATGACTTTTTCAATTTTTCGCTTTTGGCATTGCTCTGGCAGATGATGAGATTTGTTTCGTCAAGAATATACTTTCCGTCATATGGGTATTTCTCATATATTTCACGAGCAATTTTTGAAAGTGCAGTTTGCTCGTTGGTGAGTGGCATACCCTTAAATATCCCATTATCGCCGCATTTAATTTGTGTCACTTGGTTATCAGATAAATGCTTATCTTGCGGAACAATCACGATATCACACTTCACATTTCCTGCAATACGCTTAATGGCACTTTTGATTTTGTTCTTATTCAAATCAGCTGAGGTTTCAATAATCGCATGGCAGATACCGTGACCAATCAAAACCTCAACTGCAATTTTAGGATTTTTTTCTGCTTTATACGCAAGGTCAACAATGGCCCCTGCAATTCTATCTGCCACCTTATCTGGGTGGCTAGGGTTTACTTTTTCTATCATCGTTATTTTCCTTTCCTCGCTCTAAGTAGTCGTTCCATCACATCATCTTGCGGATTTGCACCTGTATATTCCGATGTACAGTTTTCACGGACGATTCCGTAAATCTCTGACCACAGACGATTCGCTTGTGTCATGTATTTATCCGCTATGGCAACATATGGACTTTGAATTGCCGCACCTGTTGTTGGGTGCTTTGCCAAAAATCCAAGTTCACTCGTTACCGATTCACATTGAATCCAACGAGCAGAAGCCATAGCGTATCGTTCAATTAGCTGTGGAGAAATGAGAGTGGCACATCCTCTTATAGACAGCCACTCCCATGTGTTTTTATATATTTCAGCGGCACAAAGCTGTGAACCGTCTTTTTGTTTTGCCGATAAAAATTCAGATGGTTTCGGCATATCCTGCCCCTCTAAATCTGCAGCGCTATCTTTGAAATCAATGACAGTCAGCTTGCGTTTGCCGGGGTTACCATCTGCGATTTTTTCTGTAATTGGCTTTTTCGGTCTGCCGCCTGAACCGGCTTTTGGACCTCTTGTTCCCATAAAAAATTCACCTCTTTTCATGTTAGGGGTATTCCCCTTAAAACTTATGCGATTTTGTGCGTGTGACCCCACGCCGCTGCCCGCTATATTAGCTGTAGAGATTGAACCCGCCCCTCCTTGTCACTTTCTAATCTGTCTATCACCAATTTCAAGATGAATCTTGTTGTGACAAGAACGACAAAGCGACATCAAATTATCTTTGCTATGTTGTCCTCCTTGGGATACAGGTAGCTTGTGATGAACCTCGGCTGCTATGGTTAGCTTACCATCATGCTCACAGCGTTCACACAACGGGTGCTGTGCAATGTAACGGTCACGGATTCGTTTCCACGCACGGCCATACTTACGGTTGGTGTCAGGACTGCGTGAGTATTTGTTGTAGCGTTTACGCTCTAGCACCTCGTGTTCCTTACAGAATCTACCCTCAGTCAAGTTAGGGCAGTTCGGGTGAGAACACGGTTTCTTTGGACTTCTCGGCATCGTTTCACCTCAATTCTTGGCATAACAAAAGCCCTGCAAGATTTCTCCTGCAAGGCTTGGTTTGTATTCTCTTTTGCCATTCTAATAATAACATAAGAGGTTACTCTCATTCTATCACATTAACTCTCATGTTACTGTGGCACTACAATTTCCTTTAATGCCGCACTATGCATTCGATGTATGTGCTGCATGGAATAATTCATATCCACAGCAATCTGCTCCCATGAGATAAAGCACAGGTATCGTTTTTCCAACAGCGTCTGGTACTCTACATTTGGCACGGCTTTTATAACACCCATGATTCCACGCTTCAGTTCTACAAGAGCATTGATGTCCATATTGATTTCTTCCTGCAAAGAAACGATCTTGATTACGGCATCTGCCATTTTAGGACCACCACGGTTTGGATTTCTCGGCATATCACTAATGACTGCACTGCAGCTTGTGGCTAAGTCATTTAGGGATTCTATCTGCTGAAGTTTGGAGCGAATGCGTTCATCCAAGTATCGTGCCTGCAATAAGTATTCTTTTTCAGTCATATCCTTACCTCCGATTTTTAGTCCACTCGGATTGGCTTGGATTGTCATAGGTTGACTCTGATTTTCATAGATTGGCTTTCACGGCATCAATAAGTGCCGATTGTGTTGTGTTTTTAGTCTGCAAGGCTTTTATAATCTGCTCATCAATTGTGCCAGCGGTTAAAATATGCTGAACCACCACTGTTTTTGCTGATTGACCTTGCCGCCACAGCCTTGCATTTGTTTGCTGATATAGTTCAAGCGACCACGTTAAGCCAAACCAAACAATAGTAGAACCGCCACTTTGAAGATTCAGTCCATGACCTGCACTTGCAGGGTGGATAAGAGCCACAGGAAGTTCGCCATTGTTCCATCTGCTAATACTATCGGAAGAATCAAGCTTTGCAAAAGAAATATGCAGTTCATGCAGTCGCTTTTCAATTCTTGTAAGATCATGCTTGAACCAATATGCCACAAGCAGTGGTTTGCCGTTTGCTGATTCGATAATGTCCTCTAAGGCATCTAACTTGCGACCGTGAATTTCGATTATGTTTTCATCATCTGAATATATCGCTCCATTTGCCATTTGTGATAGCTTTCCTGAAAGGGCGGCGGCATTAGCAGCAGTGATTTCACCATTGGGGAGATTTAGTACCAGTTCAGATTTCAAATTATCGTAGGCTTTTTGTTCCTTTGGCGATAGCTGAACTTTATATTCACTGCTGATTAGTTTTGGCATTTTCAGATAGTCTGTCGATTTCATTGAAATGCTGATATCTGATATTTGCTTGTAGATTGCATCTTCGGCATATGGCAGAGGTTTGTAGCTAAACACAATCTGTCCATTTCGTTTATCAGGGGTGAAGTAAGCGCTTCGATACTGACCAATAAATCTGCCAAGCCTTGCTCCCATATCTAGTAGTTTAAATTCTGCGAATAAATCCATAAGTCCATTACTGCTTGGTGTTCCAGTCAGTCCAACAATGCGTTTAATTTTTGGCCTTGCTTTCATCAAAGCCTTAAATCTCTTTGATTGATAGTTCTTAAAAGATGAAAGCTCATCAATTATCACCATATCAAAATCAAATGAGATTCCGCTTTTCTCAATCAGCCACTGCACATTTTCACGGTTGATGATATAAATGTCCGCTTGTGCTTTTAAAGCTGAAAGTCGTTCTTGCTCTGTGCCGACAGCGATAGAATATTTAAGGTTTTGCAGATGCTCCCATTTTTCGATTTCGGCACTCCATGTATCTCTAGCCACTCGAAGTGGGGCGATAACAAGAACTTTATGGATTTCAAAGCTGTCAAACAACAGATTGGAAAGAGCCGTCAGTGTGATTGAAGTTTTCCCTAGTCCCATATCTAGTAGGACGGCACAAACAGAGTGATCCTCAATGTATTTCGTTGCATACTGCTGATAGCTATGTGGTTCGTATTTCATCAAGAATCCCTCCAATCTGTTCTTTGTTCTCCAGTACATAGACCCTAAACCCAAGTCGCTGTAACATCTCATGCCTTGCAATTTGTAATGGACGAGGAGTCTTATTTGGTGCTTTCACTTCTACAAAAGCAATCTTGCCTTTTGGTAGTAGCACTAGGCGGTCGGGCATACCATCAAATGCTGGACTAATAAATTTAAGTGCGATACCACCCATATCTTTAACCGCTTTCACGAGTTTTTGTTCTATTTCTTTCTCTCTCATAAATATCTCCTGAATATGAAAAGGTGGAGGTCGATGGAAGTCATTTCTATAAACTTCTTATAAGAGATTTTTTCTTAAAAAACCACCCTAAAGGGGTTTTATAATACGACCTCCTACGACCTCCACCTTTTTGTTTTTTAGTTATCAAGAAAGTCCGATTTTAGACGAACTCCACAAACGAAATTTCCTTGCTTTCCTTTTCGTCTTTCAAATCCTGCATTTTCAAGACCAGTATAAAAGTCAGTGGTACTTCTAGTGTATTCGCCTGTTCTAGAACAGTAGGTTCGGTACTCCTGATAAAACTCTCCTGACTTTTGCTGATAAGAAGCATCTACTTCACAGCAGTCCTCAATAAAAATAGAAATCCAGTCATTATTATCACGATAGCGATTGATGGCATCTTCTACTATCTTCGGACGTTCCAAATTGAAGTTGTTACGGATGGCTTTCTTTGCACCGTCAATAATCCACGAAAGAACTGCACCGCCTGCTTTTTCAGCTAAATAATCTGAATAATTCTTGATGTCAGATTTGCCTTCGATCTTTGCATTAAACGGAATAACGATAAGTCTCCTCCATGTACCATCATCATTTGCACCAACTCTTGGAAGATGATTTGTATACAAAACAAGAGTATGAGTCGGCACATATTTAAACGGATCTTTATACTTCTTTTCAGCAGATATTTCATCGGTGGAACACAGCTGTTTTACAACGGAAGTATTAAGCCGCATACCTTCCTCAAGTTCTGCCGCAATGACAAGTCGTTTTCCTTTAAGCTCCGCCATCTCAGGCTTAACATTCCGTTTACAACCTACCGTCAGGGCATCGGCGGATATTGTTCCACTATAAGTCCCAAGCACCCTCGCTATTGTGTTCCAAAACGTTGATTTTCCATTGCTACCCTCTCCGTATGCGATAACCAATGCTTCTACATACACCTTGCCGATTACCGAAAGCCCTACAATCTGCTGAACATAATCAATTAGGTCTTTATCACCGCAGAAAAAGCTGTCTACAGCATCAAGCCATAACTTCATGTTTTCATCGTCTGGAGATGCCACAGTCATTTTCGTAATGAGATCCTCAGCGCTATGTTCTTTGGCAACTCCGTTTTCCAAATTGTAAGTAGCACTTGGTGTGTTTAATAAATATTCCTCACTATCAAAATCTGTAATATTCTTTAGTAGCATTGGTTTTGCCGCTTGCAGTGCAGAGGTTACATATTTCATATCTCTGCGTTTCATGACAAATGCCCGATAAGCAAGTGCCATGACATACTCCTTAAACGCTTTTTCGCTAACAGAGTCAATCGCTTTTTCTAATGCTTTACCACCAGTGGTAATTATGTCTTTGTCCACACCAGCATCAAGCAGTGCTTTCTTTGCCTTCTCTAATGCTGTCAGTGCCTCTTTAAGCTGCATATCAAGAAAATCCTCACAAGCACCAATCGCCATTTGCTTCGATTCTACCCAGCGTGTTCCGTCATAACGCATATAGTCCGTAGAATCGGTGTAAACTAATTCTCCTACATATTCACGAGATAGTACCTTTGCTTGTCCGATATCCGAATAATCCTCTGGCTTTAAGCTGTATCCCTTGTTGTAATCATCAGGAGGAATGTATCCCAACTGCTTTTCAACTCTTTTACCGAACTTCACGGCACTATGCCAAATAGCATTTAATTCATCATCGGAAAGTGGTGGGGAACAATACTCTGCTTTTTCAAGGTAAACTTCATATGCTTTTTTAGTATTGCCATAACGCTTTATGAGTCTGCCTGCAATGTGGCTCATCGTGTTATTGCGAGAACCTTCACCGATGCTCTCAGATTCAGTATCAAAATTTGCGAAAGCTACTTCATCCAGAAAGTCAATGATTGATCTGCTCCCTTCGTGCCATATTATTTCATTGGAACTATGGCCAAAGATAAATCTCGCAGCATCCAAGGCATTATCATCCAAAAACGATGCTACATCGTGTATTCTTCTTTTGAGTTCTGCACACTGCTCTGCACTACCAATCGGCTCATGTGGGAAATAAATATGATGTCTTGGACGTGCTGATTTACTACCCTTTTGCCTGCCGTCGTTGCGGCTTGGAACAACAATATAGGAAACATCAGGGAACAATTCCTCGTACATTTCTGGAGTAATCCAATCTTCTTGATTGTCTGAATGGTCATTATCACAATCCATAACATCTACATCACCACCGATATAATCGCTTGAACTTCGGTGGAAATTTCTATATTCGGCACAAACATGATCTCTTGTGGCAGCGACCATCATATCCGTTTCATTGCTAACCACCATTTTGTTAGGATATAAGCTATTCTGGGCATTACCTGTATAGTTTGCAGTATATATTGTAAATTTCACTCCGCCACCTCCTTCAAATCACTGCCGAAATATCGCAGTCTGTAATTTTTTCTCTTGGCTCTCCTGATTTCAGCATCCATTCCGGCTGATATGGTTTCTCCAAACACCCACACCTCGCTGCAATGGCTCATCAGCACATTTCCAAAATGCAATCCCATTTCTCGTTCGGTCATATCATTGTCATTGAGGAACTGCGGAAACAGTAAATGCGGAGCAATGGGGATATACCCCTGCTCCACAGCATAGCGGCTGTACTTTCGTGCATTGGCAATGTTCACAGCAACATCTCCCGAAAACGGGGAGCATACATACACCATTGGTCTGTATGCTCTTGCCGCCTTCGTTTCTTTTTCGATATTGGATAAGGCATCGTAGGTAGTCGGATCGGGATAACCCTCACTGTTAAATCTACTTACACTCACAGGATCTACCTCCCATCAGTTTTTTGCTGCAATCTCCACACAGTACCGCTGTACCAAAAAGGTCAACGTCACCATCAGCAAATACCTCTGCAAGATCGACTTGCACTTCGTTCCCACAATGTGGGCAATGGCAAAATACATTCTCATCATTAATTTCAGCAGAAACCTCCAGTGCATCATTTAACTGTTCTTTCACATAAAACATCTTATTTCTCCTCCTCCAATTTGGTTTTGTACCATTCCAGATGGCGTTTGCGGTCTTCATAATTCGGAAACGCTACAAGCAGTCCCACATCGACCTTCTGCAAAGTTTCCAGTGTTTCAATCTGTGCTTTTGACAAATATGGTCTAATGCTTTTGCCTTTTTCGATGCCGTTTGCAAGTCTGAACTGTTTTGCGGTCATACCCAGCACGATGCGGTTTAACATATCGCATTCATTGCTGAAGTGGTAAGGTTTCGGTGCATCGTGGAGCAACTTGATGTTTGCCGTAAGAAGCGGGAACTCCTGTCTTGCCGACACCAGTGTTTTAATGAAATTTTCCATCTCATTGAAACGCTTGATGTACAGTTCCTTGAACCTCATTGTTTTTTGCCCTGTGTAACCCATAACGAGCATTGTAAATCCATCACGGGTCATTTGATAACAAGGCAGCTTTCTTCCAGTGGAATCCTTGTAGAAATCTGTAGCAAAGTTGTTTTTAATGAACTCCTCACTCAACCCAGATTTGGGGGCAGTGATTTTTGTAATATCTCTGAGAACATGGTCATGCCTTTTCTCAAAGAAATCTGCTACAAACAAGCTGTCCACCCTTGCTGTGTCATGGTTGTCGGCAAAAATGCCGTATTCGTCTTTTGGTATCAATTCTTTCATCAAAATACCGTCCTTCCAAAAAAGTAGGGTTTCGCCCTCTAATAGTGAAAGGACAAAACCCTGTACTTTAAGAACCATATTTCTAATCTTTTTTGTAAAAATCACATTCAAAGCCGTCAGCACAAAGAACCAGACCTTCTATCCACGGGGGAGTTCTGCCCATTTGTTCGCAGATAGCGTCAACGGACACGTCCTTGCTACATTCAATAATGATTTCATCATGCACATGACCGCAGATAAAGCAATGAGACAGGGTACGCATGGAATATGCCAGAATATCTCTGCTGATTGCCTGCACGATATTCTCCACGAACTTGGGACCGTAACTTTCGATGCGTTCCCATTTCTTTGTACCGCCCACACCCTCGTAGGTCACAGACTCACTGCCAAAACGATTCTCTCCCATGCGTGGTTTCACATAGGAAAGCTGTCTGCCGCTTGGCAGAAGAATAAACAACATTCCGCTTTGGTAGAAAAAGCGAATGCCGTGGGTTTCTGTGGTCACTCTGTTTTTGACAGTATTCTTCACACAGCGGTCGACATCCCACCAAAATCGCACGATGTTTGGATTGGCGGCCCTCCATGAATCCACAAGCGGCTGGAGTTCTTCCTCTAAAAGTCCCATATCTAAAGCACCCATCGCTTTTAAGGCACCGACCGAACCACCATATCCGAGAGCCAATTCTGCGATTTTGCCCTTCTGACGGAGATGCCCGTTGACACCATGCTTTTCCACAGACACACCAAACATAGCAGAAGCCGATGCACAATAGATATCCCCGTTATTCTGAAAGACTTCTGTTCGCCAGCTTTCCTTTGCTAAATGAGAAAGTACCCTTGCTTCAATGGCAGAGAAGTCCGCCACCACAAATTTCATCCCGGCTCTCGGCACAAAGGCTGTACGGATTAGCTGTGATAGAGTGTCGGGGATATCATCATATAAAAGTTCCATCGCATCATAATTTCCAGACTCCACAAGTCCTCGTGCTTGTTTTAAATCTGTTATATGGTTTTGTGGTAGATTTTGCAGTTGAATCAATCTGCCTGCCCATCGACCAGAACGATTAGCACCATAAAACTGGAACATTCCTCTGGCCCTGCCGTCCGCACAAACTGCATTCTGCATCGCCTGATACTTCTTTACAGAGGACTTGGATAACTGCTGCCGCAATGTCAGAACCTCCGCCAGTTCCTTTGGAGCAGTCTTAACCGCCTGTGCCACTTCCTTTTTGCCAAGGCTGCCCATCTCCAGACCGTTATCTGCAAGCCACTGCTTCATCTGCACCACAGAGTTGGGGTTATCAAGGTCGGTCAGTTTCTGCATTTTTTCTGACAGTTCCGCTTTGGACTTCGCATCAAAAGCAATGGCATTTTCCACTACATCCATATCAAGGGCAATGCCACGGTCATTGATTTCTTGGTCGAGATGATATTCCTCCCATACGAAATCCGGCACAGGATATTTTTTCAGCCTGTCCTGTATGGACATTTCCACCTCTACATCCCGCTTGTTATAGAACTTGAACAGATTCCACTTTTCCATATCATGCTCCGACAGATTGCGCGTCCTGCTGCCGTTGACCTTAGTCGGCTTGCAAGGAACACAAAAGTAGCGAATGAGGTCTTTGCCTTCCTTCAGCTTCTGTTCCTCTAATCCAAGCACCGTGCCAGCCCCGGCAAGAGATAACGGCAGTCCCATGTATGCCGACCATATCATGGAGCATTTCCATGCCGCTGGATTAAGATAATCTCCCACAGTGTCCTCATTTATGCTATAACTGCAAAAGCACTGCGAATAGTTCCTTTGCAGCCATACCGAAAGACAGACTCTCTCGAAAGCCGCATTAAATGCCCACTTTGTGACGGCATCATCCGTCAGTGCCGTAATAATATCCATCGGTAGTTTCTCTCCCTGTGCCAGATCATAAACCACAACCTCACCACCGTTGACAGATACACCAAACAGCAGGATTTCAAAGTTAGGAGACTGGGCATAACGGTATACCCCACACTTCTGCAAATCCACATCGCTGTAACTCTCAATATCAATCGAGAGCGTTTGTATTTTTTCCATATTGTCACCATCCTTATATAAGCAAGGCGGCGAAGAATGCACCTCCGCCGCCCGCTGTCATTTACTCTGCCTTATCAGCAGACTCTTCATTTTTCTTGCGCTTTTTCTCCTTGTGAGTGTCAATTGCGCACTTGATGATGAATCCTACATTTGCAATGAGGGTACCCATCACAGCACCGAAACACACAGAAAGCATCATACTTTGAACTGTTGTCATGTTGCGAATCCTCCTATGCTAGAAAATCGTCATCAGTATCAGTTGCAAAATCATCCTCTGCACGGCTCTTTCCGCCAAGCGGCTCTCCATCCTTCATCTTCTGAAGGTTGTTCAAACCGCAGGCAATACCCTTATTGCCATTGGAGTTGAAGGCATAGAAATTAATGCTGGCACGGCCATATACACCGCTGTATACCTCGCTGCGGTCGATGATAGGCTGACGGTCTGCATCTACGATACCCGGAGCAGATGCACTGTTGGCATTGACGAAGTAGCAGTTTGCGTAGGCTTCATCATCAGGTCTTTCAAGATCGCCGTCACGAAGCGGAGTCTTGAGGATGGAAAGTGCAGGCACGGTCTTGCCATTTCCCTTCAGCTTGGACTGACCTTCCTCATATGCAGACTGGATAGCCTCCTTGATTTTGTTGACCGTTGCGGTATCGTCCTTCGGAATGATAAGGCTCACGCTGAACTTCGGTGCGCCGCCGTTGATAGACTTTGGATCCCAGATGTTTGCATAAGACCATCTTGTATTTACTCCTGTGATTACCTTTGTTGGGTTGATATAATTCTTTGACATATTAATTTTCCTCCTTAAAATCGTCTGCTGCTTTTGCAGCATTGTTTATGTTCATAGCCTGACGTTTATCCGTCATAGGTACTAAAGTTGGCTTGCCCTGTGGCTTATGAGTACAAGCTGAAAGCAATTCTTCAAATTTTGCTTTGCCGAGCAGTTTAGTCATTGCAGTAATACCCAAAACTTTATGCTCATATGGGTCATATCCTGCATCTTTAACTGTTTCTGCTACTGCTGTTTCATTTACATACTTCCGATTAGAGCGACCTTCGACAATTTTCCAGTCTTTCCACTCCTTGCCGCTAACGGCCTGTCCTAGAGCATATTCCTTGATATCGCCTACCCAAGACACCAATGCATCCGCTTTTGAAAGAATGACTTCTATCTCATCATCTTCAAGGACACTCGGCATCTCAAAATCGTAACGCGCAAGTTCAAGGTTGTGTTCGGCTCTCTTACGGCAAGTGGCTTTTACCTTACAGAACTGACAGTGGTCTCCGGCTTTGTATTCGCCTTCGCCATTTGACGCCAGCTGTGCTGTAGGACTAAGCACCTCATCCGCCCATTTCAAAAGTTCTTCCTTGGAAATGGTGTATGTGCTGACATTATCCCTTCTCGGCTGGAAGATGGTCATGGTCACCGAGTCAATATCGTAGATGCCGTCAAACAGCTGTAAAGCGCCAAGTGCATAGCACATCATCTGTGGATTCTTTTCTGCATCTACTAAAATGCCGACACCATATTTGAAGTCGATTACCGTTAGCATTTCATCCGATATGATGACACAGTCCCCAGTCCCAAAGCCCTCTGGTACCCATTTTGAAAAATCAAGGTGCTGTTCAATCAGAACAATGGGGTCCTTGCACTTCTCCTTTGCTGCCGCAAGCTGCTCCATCACATACTGAACATACATATCAGAGCAATCTGCCATTTCCGCATCAAAAAAGCTAAGGTTTTCTGTGGGGTCTTTTGATTTTAGTCCTAGTGCTGTTTTTAGCTTATGTTCGCTAAGCGTATGAGCATCTGTACCTTGCATAGCAAACTCACTTACGGTATCCTTTGTTTTTGCACAGGCTAACGCAGACGGGGGACACGCTAACCATCTTTTACTTGATGATGCTGATAATACTGCGTGTTTATTTGGCATTGCCAAGCACCTCCACTTCCGCAAGCAGTGCTTTGTATTCTGCCGGGTCTACCTCAGACAGCTTGTCGGCACCATGCTTTGTGAGGATTGCTTTTACCTCTGCCGTAAATCCTTGACGGGATTTATCCGCACACACTGCTCTAACATCTTCCAGAGTCAGCGGCTTTTCTTCCTTCGGCTGTGAATCCAGCTTAGGTTCATCGGCTGCCTTTTTCTTCAGTGTAGCTTTCTTTGCAGGCTGTTTTTCCTCCTCTGCACCGCTGAACATATCAGCCAGACCTTCCGAAATACCAATCAAGGCTTCTCCACATTTTTGAAGTTCATCAACGAGCATGGACAATTCGTTTGTCTTTCCCATTTGGACAACCTCCTTCCGTATTCAATTTTTCTCTACCGCCGACAATAGAAATCCTGTCAGCAATTCGCCTTGACACAACACTGATTGCAATTAATACATCAGATAACTCACGATTGAGTTCCTGACTGCTACAATCAGTTGTGCCTACTTTGCATCGGTTTGTCATACATTTACCGTCCTTTCCGAGGTGCTTTGTTTGCCCCTCTGAAAGTGAAAGGACATTTAATGATGTTTTAAGAACCAGATTTCTAAAAATTTTTTTGTTCCACCACATATAAATGCAGTGGAACAAGTAGGGAAGAACCCTTATTCAAAGTCTGTTAGCACGGACTTAAGCTTTACGAACAATTTTTTCTTTCGCTTATTGACACCTCTTTGGCTCATAGCGATAACTTGTCCGATTTCTTCCTCTGTATGACCTTGGCTATACATCATTGCGATGGTTCGGTCGATTTCTTCAAGTTTGTCTAAAGCCTTATGCAATTCTTCAAGCATGGCTTTCTTAATGACAGTTTCTTCTAGGTTAGAGGTATCAACAACTTCATATTCTGTGTTTTCCCATAGTTCATCTAGCGACACGGCTCCTAGCTTATCTGGAGATGTTGCGAGTTCCTGTCGCTGTCTGCGCTTGTCCTCGGCCCATAGCGGACGCATATATTCATAATATTGCTCCTTTGTGGCAGGAACCATAATCACACGAACTCTGCGATGTCCGATTCTTGTCCATTCCACGTCAGCGGGATTGATACCGAAATCCTTAATCGTTGTGCTGTTTACTTCCATTGGAATGTAGTATTTTTTGTTTGTCTGTAGATTGTCCATAATGTAGACCCTCCTTCGGTCTTAAACCGAAGTGAGAATCCACGCAGGACTTCCCATAATAATTGGCCATAAGAATGAATCCTCACTTCTTAACTGGCCAACCGTCCCAGTGGGTTGACTGATATTTACTTGTGTCCGTTTCGCCGCTCTGGGCATCGCTGATCAGGCGATGAACTTTGAAACGGGGTGAGTGAGAACAGTCTCTACTATATATAAAAGTGGAGTTGTCCTTCACTGTCTTTAGTATAGTGAATCCCAGATAGTAAGTAAATTTCTGATATTATCACTTACTTTTTGGCTTGCAATGACGCTGAACCAGCTTGAAAAAAGCATTTATAAGTGTTATAATTAAGTTATCACTTATTTAATCACTTACTTTTTGGCATAAAAAAACCCCTCTATGAGGGGAAATGGAATATAGGAGCAAATTAATATGACAGACTTAGACAATTTTTTTAATCTTAGCAACGATTACTTTTCTTTGAGTTGCAAAAAATGTACATTTGAAATAGAAGAAACTTTAAAAACTGATGAAGATGCACATAAAGCACTTATGGTTTATCCTGTGAATAATGAAGGCTTAAATTATGCCTTTAGCGGGAAACAAGGCTTATGTTTAACAACCCCACATGGTTCAATTCAAAACGAGAACATTCTTGGCAAATTGATATCACTTCCCGGAAACAATGCCAAAAAGGTACTTCACTTTTTTGAAGAACACGGATATTTACTTCCTATTTCTACTGAAGGAACTGAAGTTGATGTTGTAGCACTTGTAGAAATACTCAATCGAATCAAAGCCACGGTTCTTCTTATGGCTGCACTGGAAAATCCATCACTTGATCATGACCGAATTCTGCATTTAGCTCTGTATTTATTGCTAGGAAAGCAAGTCACGCTTAATGGCACCTCACAAATTTCATATACAACTTATAGACATCCCTTCCATGACAACATTAAAAATCAGGTAGCTGTCGATTCGTTGCAGCAATCCTCTGATGCGGAGTCTATTACAATAAAAGATATGATTTATGCTCCGTCATATGGATTGAATGCTGATGAATATGATGATATCTCAAACGGTGAGACATTCACGTATGATTATCCTGGGATTAACGATACTCTATATCGTCACCTTGCTATTGCCTACAAACAGAATAATATCCAGTCCAAGAATCTCAGACTTATTGTTGAGTTTTTATTCCACTATATGCATTCTGTTGGCATTATAAAAATTGTCACTTTAGATGGCGGCATCGAATACTATGGAACCCCAAATCATAATAGATTTGATGAACGGCTTAAATTAGCTGTTGTGCCTTTTGCACGTCTTATTCTGAGTGGAGAAATAAATTATAATACTCGAAGTATTAAACCTTTTTATAACCCCAATTCACTTGAACCATCATGGAAGGCTCCATCTTTACTTACTGCACTATATTTTTCTGCTTTTTATATGAAACCGGGATCCGAAATATACAGGAAATGTGCTAATCCATCTTGCGACAAATATTTTCTGGTTAAGACCTCCAACAGCAGGAAAAAATATTGTTGCGATAATTGCCGGAATGCAAATAACCAGCGGTCACATCGAATCAAAGTTCAAAAGGGCAAATAAAAAAATCTGCAAACAGCCAATCTCTGTTTGCAGATTTTTTTATTCAGCCTTTTCGACTTGAAATGTATTTACGTTTTCTTGCAATGCATCCTCAATAAGCTTCGACATCTTCAAAATCTTACTCTTGTGAGAACCATAATAGTTATTCATTAAAAAGCGAATATCAACTACAATTCCTTGCACCCGCTCATAATTGTGATGGCCATATTTCCAATCACTGTCGGCCTCGCCAATGTGTGCGAAATACTCGTCTATACCAAAAGGATTCTCTTTCTTATTATATGGCATCAGAAAAGCATTAAAAACCGGGACATCATCTCCATACTTTTCTTTAAACTTCTTGTGGCTGTATATATACTCGCCATATGTAATCTGCTTATTAATTGATGTTGATTCGGGCAAATGCGAGGGAATGCCGGTAACACCATGCCGGTAATACTTAGCATCAAGCACATATATTTTTCCATTACAAAGCATAATTGTATCCGGTTCTAATGCATAATTACGATGTGCATTACCATATTTCAAGTGCCATGTTGTTCTAGGGAAGTATTCTTCTTTTTCTTTTATTCCAAATACGGTATCTATGAGTTTTTCCCATACATACTCAAATCTATCTGTCCCAAAATAAAACTGTTTATCATCACTATTTTCATCTAAGTATTCCAACATAGAAATCATTGCTTCAAACAGCAATATATCTTTTTCTAAATGGGTAACTGCAAGCTTTTTCTTCAACACGCTAAGAAAAAGAGGGATGTTTCTTTCGATATGAGGATCTGGTGGAACATCTGGCATAAACAACCATCCCATCTGCACGAAGCTTTCATGGACACAATATTTATGAATCATCGTTATTAGATTTTTCTCATTTGGAGTTGAACCCTTAACTGTATACTTGTCAAAAAAGGGAGTACCATCCTCTTGGAAAAAGCTTACATTTCTACGCAGTGATGCTGCAAAATCTATTTTTCCTCTGTCACTGGTCTTACGAATCATGTCCTTTTCTGTGTAATATGAATGCTGCTCTAAATAGTATCGGATAATATTCATGTAGGCATTGATTGGAAAATTCACGGACTGAGGTGCTTCGAATTTCTGCATAGCCAATACTTTGTCCTTTGAATCTGTAAATTCAGCTAACACAGAAATCAGTTTTAGGATATCATCCCTAATATCCTCTTCGTTATCGGGTATGCGATATCCCATTGGAAAATAGACCATCGCTTGATTCGCATCAGCTTTAATCCCGACAAATCTATCACCATCGCCATTTTTATTTACATGGCATCGAACCTTTAGGTTTAAGCCTAAATCCAATGTTGATCACCTCGCTTTACAATTCCTGTGTGTTTTCGCTTTCATCATCTAGAACCTCATTAGATTCTGTAGTGACTCCTTCCAGAATCATTTTGCGCAGGTTCTCATTGAACACACGAAAACGCTCATTTTTAGTCTTCTTTGAATCCATAAATCCAGCAATAACTTTTTCAAGACTGCTAAACTGTCTTGTGTTAAATGTGTCTTGATGAGAAAACTTAAAAGCATCGTCCCACAAATATTTAAGGACTTTTTCTGCAAACCTGTTGTTATTATGTTCGATTTGGATTCTCTCTTTCTCTCCCATACCATCATTGACAGGTTGCATTTCTAAATCAGATGCCGAGATAAAATATGCTCCAAGTCGCTTATCCTCAGAGGATGTGATATTATTTCTGCGTAAAATCTCCTCATTAATCGCCTCACAGAACTGTTTCCAAGATACATCTGTATCTAAAATCAGTTTGTCGGCAAATTTATGATTTGCAAATGAATTCGGAATCATTCGCATAATCCATCTTCTTTGAAAAGCAGTATCCAATGTGAACACATTTTGATCAGAAGTATTCATTGTACCCAAAATAGACATATTAGCAGGAATCCTAACCTTATGCTCCTCATCACCATAAACGATACGAGCAACATGGGCATTCGTTATTCCATATTCACTTGTGCCTCTCTTGTACAGAAGATTACCAGTTTCATCAAATTCATCTTCATCTTTTCTATCAAGAAGCTGGAATATCTCTCCGAATATTGCAGGGGCATTCCCGCGATTTATTTCTTCCACAATCAAGTAATAGGATTTCTCTGGATTAGAATATGCCCGTTTTAACAACTTAGTAAATGGACCCGGCATAAATTCATATCTCACTTTATCATCATCTTTTACAACAGGTAAAATCTGACCAACAAAGTCAGAATACATATAATCAGGATGAAAAACCAAACGTTCCATGCACTCTTCGTTATCACAGTACTCATGCTCTATTGTCCAGCTTTTACCAGAGCCAGGGACACCGTATAAAAGTACATTACATCCAGTTGTCGCTCTGTTGCTTTCCTCAATTGCTGGAACATACTCCCCAAATGGATTGATTGCATCATTAATAAATTGCAACTTATAAGCATCCATGTTTATTACATCTCTGCGCTCACCACTAAAAATGTCTTCCAAACCGATATTATGTGGCCAATTTTCTGGCATTTCTATCGCATTTATAAAGCCAGCATAGTATCGTCTATAGGTAGTCCTAATGATAAGTATAACGAGATTATCAATGATTCCTGCAAAATCACCATATGAAGTGTATTCGCCATCATCACCTTTACTCGGTTCTGGAAAACCATTACCCAAACTCCATGCTGGATGCTTATACTTCATATTCTGCCGGCTTATGCGATAGTTGTTACGTCCTTTTCGAGGTGCAAATTCAACAAATGCACATTGATTCTTTAAATCACCTAAAACATAGGCATTAAAGGTATACACGGATCTTGCTTCATCCGACAACGGACTGTTTGCCACCTCTGCACAGGAGAGAAAATCAACAATCTTATCATTAGAAATTCCAGCCGCCTCCAAGTACGTCTGTCCGCCACCTCCTTCAGGCTTATCAATATCATAAAGTTTTTTGAAATCAGACGGATTGATTTTTCTGTAAAATATCCTATCAATGTACTCCATTCACCTATACCTGCCTTTCTATTGAAATCAAATATTCCTTTAGTTTCTTTGGCAACTTGCTGTCATTGCTTCTAAAACGATTGTAATCTATTTCTTGTACTTTGACATCCCCAAACTTGCTAAAGCACTCTTCTAACTGTTTTAAGGAAAACAATCCATCCTCACTATAGCTAATCAGAAACTTTGGACAATGCATATCTCCTAAAATTTTCTCAAACGATTGTAATCCCCGTGTTTTAGTACATAATTTTGAGTGCTGTTCCCACCAGTCACGCAAGCCACTTTTGCCGACGGCATCAGGAAAATCTCCTCGTGCGATGGTTTCTAAAATATGATAATTTGCAGCATACTGCCTTTTCATGTACGGAGGGTCAATGTAGCACAAATCTGCTGTGATGGTTGCTGCCAAATTCTCTGCGAATCCCAATTTAACCATGTGACCTGTTAGATTCTTTGAATAAAACTCTACAGGTTTTAATTCAATCTGTGTGTTTGCATTTTTCTTGAAATCAGCCAAAAAGTATCCATAAGTTCCAGATATATTGGCAACTTCATTAACTGCCATAATCAGAGTGTGCTTTAAGAGAGATTCCTCTACTTTGCTTACAGAACCATTATCAATCCACTCATTAATTTTTTCCCTGACTGCATCAATCTTCTTTGCATTTTCTGTAGTGAAATATTTCCGTGGCTCACATCCGTTTTGCGGCATTCCTCCCGGAGAAAACTCTTTAAAAAAGAATCCTTCTTTAGGTTCAATGTCATTCAAGAAAGCCAGAGCTGCCACATAAGAATCTTTCTCATTTGGGTTTATTATCCCTTGATTCACAAGACCTACAAAGGAAGGTGCTGAATCTAAACACAGACTAACTATTAAATGATGGTAAGAATATGTCATTACATCAGATGCAACAACTGAGTATCCTGCTTTTCTTAATTCTAATGCAACTGTACCAGTTCCTGCCATAATATCGGCCACTGTCCCTGTTTTTCCAATAAGCTGCTCTACTTTTTCAAGGATGTATGGAGTTAGCTTTGATTTATTTCCAATATACCTATACAT